CTATTCCAGGTTCTGAAGCTACTTTAAACCAAGCAGACCTATTAGCAGATGCTAGAACTGAAAAAACTGATCTAATTACCAATTTAAGAGAGATGTTAGATGCTACTTCTAGAGGAGCACAGTTAGAAGCTAAAGCAAAAGAAGCAGAAGACGTTCAAAACACGTTAAAATCAGTTCCAATGACTATATATGTAGGTTAAATGAGATTAATACCCTTACTTTTAGAATTAGATTACAGAACCTACGAGGCAATGGTAAAAGTTACCTATGGAGATGAAGGATCTGGCGGATATCATGATGCTATACGTTCATTACCAGGTGTAACTACTGTTACTATAGCTTCTGAAGATAGTGATACTAATACTGCAACGTATAAAGTAAAGATAATCAGTCAAAAAGAGCCTAATGAAGCTTTTCAAGCATTAAAAGATAACGCTACTGGTAAATTTAGTAATATAATATCAGTAGAAGTAGGAGAACAAACAATAGAAGAAAAATAATGTTATTCGGATCAAGTAGAGACTTTAATTTAATGACTAAACTTAGTCGAGAGCTCATTAAAGATGTAGTTGAGCAAGAAGTCCTATATCATAAGATAAGTTTAGAAGATACAGACGTTAATTTATATGGTGAAGCTATGCAAAAGTCATATTTTAACGCAGTTAAGTTAAATTGTCTTATTACTAGAGGTGATCAAGTTATTGATATTCAAGAATTCGGTCCAGATCTAGGTAGAGAAGCATCATTTGCATTTGTTAGACAAGATTTAGTTGATGCAAGTGTGGTAGCAGAGGTAGGAGACATATTAGAATGGCATAATGACTTTTATGAAGTAGATACTGTTAGAGAAAACCAATTATTTGTAGGTAGAGACAGTGGATATAACTTAGCAAGCTATGCTAACAACTTTGGATCATCAATATCCATTATAGTTGATTGTCACCTAACAAGAGCAGATAGAGTAGGTATAAGTGAAGTAGTATATAGATAATATGGCAGGAAATAAACCAACACCACAGTACGAAGTACAGAATAACCTACAAGATAGAGGTTTACAAGTATCAAGAGACAATGATACTGTTCAAACTATTACTGTAGGCGTTAAAGATATAGATGAAGCACTGTTTTATTACTTTAATAACGTGTTAAAACCACAAGTAACTCAAAATGGTAAGCAAATTAACGTTCCATTGGTATATGCTTCACCAGAAAGATGGGCAGCTATGCAGAAAGACGGTTATTACCGTGATAAAAATGGTAAAATGCAAGCTCCTCTAATAACATTTAGAAGAAATAATATAGAACGTAATAGAAACTTAGGAAATAAGTTAGATGGAAACAATCCTCAAAACTTTGGCATATTCACAAAGAAGTATTCACGTAAAAATGCTTATGATAGATTCAGTATCCTAAATAATAGAATACAAGATACTGAAATGTATGCTGTAGCTATACCAGATTACGTTAATATAACATATGGCTGTGTAATATTTACAGATTATATGGAACAAAATAATAAATTAGTAGAAGGTATAAACTTTGCTTCCGATTCGTACTGGGGCGATGTTGATAAGTTTAAATTTAGAGCTATGATTGATAACTTTTCAACGTCTACTGAAATAGTTCAAGGTAACGATAGGATAGTAAGAACTGAATTTGACATCAAATTACTGGGTTACATAATAACCGATGCTATAAATGCAGTTAATTTTAATCCTAAAAAGATGTATAGTAAATCATCTATAAAAATTACTAGCGAGTTAGATACGAAAGCTTTATAAAAAGCTATTTATTGTTAGAAAAGGTTGTCCTAAAATAAATAAAAAAAGTAAGAGAGGTAAATGACTACTTTTTCAAGTGAATTATCAGGATCGTTATTATTTACGTCCGGTAGTCAGGTTCAGGCTAGAATAGTACCAGCAACGGCATCGTTAAGTATTACAGGTGCGTTACATATTTCTGGTTCAGACTTAACTGTCGACGGTGTATCTGTACTCACCCGTCTATCAAATTTAGAATCAGGCGGTGTAAGTGATTCGGCATCGTTAGGACCTCTCAATAGAGCAACTGGCTCTTTACAAACTTTTACAGCATCTATACAATCTGAAGTAGATGCAATCAAAATAACAACAGCTTCATTAACATCTTCAGTAGAAACGTTAACCTCTCAAGTTTCTTCGTTAATATCTGTTACTGGTTCGTATGTAAATACGTCTTCTCAATACTTTTCTGAATCAGCTCAAATATCTGCATCTGGTTTTCTTACCTCTCAATCAGCTGCAGCATTAGGATTTAGTAGTGCTAACGTAACTTCTGGTACAGTATCAGGTTCTCAACAGATAGAAGACTTAGGTTTCATAACAGCTTCAACTTCTGCATCATATATTTCAGCTTCTAATGTAGATGGTATAGTAGATAGTGCTTCTTTAGCTACTACTGCTCAAACAGCATCTTTTATATCTGATACTTTTATATCTGCATCAGCAGTTAGAAGTGGATTTGGAGCAGGTACAACTATCCCAGCAGGTACTATATCAGGATCAGCTCAATTAGAAGATTTAGGGTTTATTACCTCATCAATATCATCTTCTTTTGCTAGTACTGCATCATTTATTAGTGATACCTTCATTTCATCCTCAGCAGTTAGAAGTGGATTTGGAGGATCATCTACTAGTACAGGAAGTTTATTAACAACTGCTTCAGTTTCTAGTAATACTATT